CCCCGCCGTCGGTTATGACGCCGGGGGTACTCGCTGGGAGTATTTTGCCGCTCGCGTCGCTTGATGCTAAAATTGATTTATATTGTACTTTTGTAGCGGTAGTTCAAGAAAAAACAACGCTTACGGCAAAGGTGGACCCGCATGGCTGAATTCATACAAGGACAAGTCGCCCGCATAAGCGTAACTATTAGCGATATTGCCGGGGCGGTTGGCGATCCAACGGCTTTGGCGCTTCTTATCCAAACCCCCGGCGGCGTCGTTGATCGTCACACGTCGGACATAGTTAAAGAATCGACGGGCAAATATCATTATGATTTGCCGCTTGTTGTCAAGGGGTCATATCGTTTTCGTTGGGAGTCTACGGGGGCGAACCAAGGCGCAACCGAGGATGCGTTTTTTTGTTTTTCCCGCGACGCTTGCTAGTTAATACCCAACGTTAGATAATGACGCCATTATGCCGCTAATTGAACGCCTCGCCTTTGACCGTACCGGACGCCGGATAGATGCCGACGGGCGTTTGCACGTTGACCGTTCGCACATATCCAAAGCGGTTATTAACCCGTATTACGGTCAAGAAATTCCCGGTTTTGAGGGGTTGGGCCTTGACGCACAAAAAATTTATCGTTTGTTTCGCGATCCGGTCGAACTGGAACGCGGGGCGCCAACGTTTGCCCGGCTTCCGATTTTATCGAAGCATGTGCCCGTGACCGTCGATAAGCCGCAACCTGATTTAGTCGTCGGGGCGGTTGGTTCCGAAATTAACTTTAACGCCCCCTATCTTGATGCCGACTTATGTTTTTGGGATGCGACGGCGATTGCTGGAATTGAAACAAACAAGGTTCGCGAATTATCTTGTGCTTATCGTTACGTGCCCGTCATGGAAGCCGGCGAGTTTGAAGGCCAGCCCTATGACGGACGCATGACGGAAATACAAGGCAATCACTTGGCGCTAGTTGAAGTCGGTCGCGCCGGGTCTGACGTAGTTGTTGCCGACAAAAACCCCTTTATTTCCTTCAAGGATTCCACCATGAAAATGTCGAAAGTGGGCGCTGCCCTATTTGCGGCGCTTTGTGTGGCCTCTCCGATTCTGGCGCAAGATTCCGCGCTTCCGGCATTGGTGGGCAACGCAAGCAAAGCAAATTTCAACAAGGAAGACGTTAAGGCGAAATTGCTCGCTCTCGACGCCTCTCTTGATTCCAACAAACTCGACGCCGTACTTGACGCCATTCTTGACGTCGAACAGCAACCGACGGCACAAGAACCAAACCCGAAAGCGGCGGAAGATGAATCGCCAGCCGACAAGTTGCGGGCGATGCTAGCCGGCAAGTGCGACGATGCCACTATCGAAGCCGCTTGTGCCTTGCTGGGCACGCCTGCCGCCGATGAATTCCCCAACGCCGAAAAGAAAGACGACGATAAGGAAGACAACAAAGCGGCAATGGATTCGATGCGTAAAGATTTGCGCGAAATGTTCGAAGCCACCGAGGAAGTTCGCGAAACAGTCGGTAAGGTCGTCGGCATGGATTCCGCCGCCGAAATTTACGGCTTCGCACTGGATCATATGAAGATTGACCGCACGGGCGTCGAAGGCGCCGCCGCATTGCGGGCGCTCTATCGTGTGGCGGGTAAGTCAACGAAACAAAATGCTGTTGTTGCGCAGGATGCCGCCGGCCTAGCCGAACGCTTCCCCGACGCCGCACGGTTCACGTCTTAATCGGAGGTAATCAAAATGGGTTTTCAAAAACAAGCTAATTTAACTCCCGCCCCGGCAGTTGCCGGCGATTTTGCTTCGGCAAACGCTCGCGCTTCCGTGCTTGCGGGTCCGGGCGGACTTGTCGCGGGTATCGGCGGCGTTACCGTCGGGCGTTTCGCATGGGTTGATCCGGTTGACGGCGCAACGACATACGGGCGTGGTGCATCAGGTTCGGCGCCAAACGGGTTTGTCCATCGCGAACAGCAAGCCCTTATCAGCGCGTTTCTGGCTGAATCGGGCAACCTGATCCCCCAAGGCATGCCCGTGACGTTAAGCAATGAGGGCGACTTTTGGGCAACCGTTACCGGGGCGACCGCCGCGACTGTTGGCGCTTCGGTTTACGCCACATATGCCGACGGCACCATTACCGTTGGTTCGGCGTCGGCAAATGCTACCGCTACAGGTTCAATCGGCGCTACCTTTACCGCAACGGGTTCGGGCGCTAACCTGACAACCAGCGCGGTTACTGGCCTTATCAGCGTTGGCGACAGCGTTGCGGGCACGGGCGTTCCAGTTGGTACAACCATCGTTTCGCAAACGAGTGGCACCCCCGGCGGCGCTGGCGTCTATGTAACCAGCTTGGCGACCACAATCAGCGCCGCAACAGGTACGGCCTTCGGCACCGTCATGAACGTTACTGCCGTCGGTTCCGGTTCGCTTGACATTGGCGAATCTGTTACCGGCACGGGCGTACCTGCTGGCGCTGTTATCGCCTCGCAAATCAGCGGAGCGACCGGCGGCGTCGGTGTCTATCGTCTGAGCGTTGCCGCCGCAGCATACGCCGCTTCGACCGCTCTAACTTCCGTCGGTGGCGTGCTGACGAACTTTGTTTGCCGTTCCGTCGCAGCGGTTGGCGAACTTGTCAAAATCTCAACTTGGGGCAAGTAAATCATGAATCCTATCCTTCAGGCACTTATGGCACGCGCTGGCGTGCATTTCATGGGCCAGCCGAACGTCGACCTGCAAGTTGCAGGCGCCGCCAATGGCTTGCGCATGGCAAACGACGGGTTCGCGTGCGATGCCCAGCCGGGCCTTATCACAACGAGCAATTCGGGTATTCCCGCATTTCTTTCGACCTACATTGACCCGGCATTTATTGAGGTTCTTGTTGCCCCGATGAAAGCTGCCGAAATTGTTGGCGATGAAGTTAAAAAGGGCGATTGGACCACGGAAACTATCATGTTCCCGATGGTTGAATCGACCGGCGAAACTTCCAGCTACGGGGATTATTCCGAAAACGGCGTCGCTGGCGTCAATACCAATTTCCCGCAACGCCAAAGCTACACGTATCAGGTTATTACCCAGTGGGGTGAGCGTGAATTGGAGCGTGCCGGGCTTGCCCGCATTGACTGGGCGAATCGCATGAACATCGCGAGCGCCTTGACGCTTAACAAGTTCCAAAACAAAACGTATTTCTACGGCGTGGCAAATCTGCAAAATTACGGGTTGCTTAACGATCCGTCATTGAGCGCCCCCATTACCCCAACGACCAAGGCCGCGACGGGTACGACATGGGCGGTCGCTACGGCGCTGGAAATTCTGGCGGACGTGACTTTGCTTTACAAGCAACTTCAAACGCAGGCGAACGGGCTTATCGAACTGGATACGCCAATGACTATGGCGATTTCCCCGACCATTGAGGCTTGCATGACGATCACGACACAATTCAACGTGTCCGTGGCCGATTTGCTGAAAAAGAATTACCCCGGCCTTAAAGTCAAGACCGCCCCGGAGTATGCAACGACCGCCGGGCAACTGGTTCAACTGATCGTTGATAAGTTCGAAGGTCAGCAGACAGTAAGCGTGGCATTTACTGAAAAGATGCGGGCGCACCCTATCGTTGTTGGGTCGTCAAGCTTCAAACAGAAAAAGTCACAAGGCACTTGGGGCGCCATTGTTTATCGCCCGATGTTTATTGCACAAATGATCGGCGTGTAATAAACTGAGTTTTCGCATAGTGTCAACCTTTACCGGGGGCCGAGCGCCCCCGGTTTTATTTTAAACTTTTGGAGAAAAGAACAATGGCCGGAAAAACTGTAATTATCGGGTGTCGTTTACCGCATGGCGTTGTGTTACGTCATCCCGTCAAACAAGACGCAACCGTCGAATTGAAGGGCTTGAACAGCGCAACGATTATCGGCACCGAACACGTTACGACTGAAATTGACGCCCAGTTTTGGGCCGATTGGAAAGCCGCCAACGCCAATTCCGATTTGACTAAATCGAACGCCGTGTTTGAGGCTAAATCACTGAGCGACGCCGCCGCTATCGCCCGCGAGATTTCGGACGAAACGACCGGGCTTGAGCCGTTGCGCACCGACGGCAAAGACAAACGCGCCAAAGGTGTTAAAAAAGCTGACAACAAAGACCCGGAGTAAATCACATGCCCGCCGTAACCTTCGACCCTGCAACGTTCAAGGCCCGCTACACGGAGTTTGCGGCGGTCAGTGACTCCCGATTAAATTTGTTTTTTGATGAAGCGACGTTATACCTCGCGAACGCCGACAAGCCCGTGACCAACGAGGGGCGACGCCTGACGCTGTTCAACATGCTGACGGCGCATATCGCATACCTCGCCGGGGCGCTCGCGGACGGCATGCCCCGGCCCGTGGGGCGCGTTTCGCAGGCAAGCGAGGGGTCAGTGTCAGCCAGCTTCGAAGACGTGACGCCGGGGTCCGCCGCATGGTTCCAGCAATCACAATACGGCGCCGCCTTCTGGCGAGCAACAAGCAGTTTGCGTGGCTTTCGATATATCGCACAAGCAACTCAGTATTGAGCAATGAAAACTTCCGGCATATATCGAATAACTGCCCCAAACGAAAATTGCTATATTGGGCAATCAATGAACATTCGTAGACGCTGGAACAATCACAAGTGCCGGTTGTTGGCAGGAACGCACCCGAACCGCCATTTACAAAACGTTGCTATTAAATATGGGGTCGCGTCGTTAGTTTTCGAAACGATAATTTTTTGTGATTCTGAACATTTGAGCATGTATGAGATTTTGGCAGAAAAGGCGTTTTCTCCAGAATTGAACATAGGCGCGTGCGGGGACAACCCGGCGAAAGGTCGAAAGTTTAGCGACATTCATAAAGCCCGATTAAGTGCGTCGTTGAAGGGTCGAACGATTACCGAAAGCGCAAAGCAAAAGTTGCGCGAGACTGTAAAACGAAACGGTCCTACGGATTTACAAATCGCAGAGTTTTCGACAAGAAAAGGGTGCCCGGCGACACCCGGTTCGGCGTTAGGTTTGGCTAAAGGAAGAACCGGACGTAAATGCTCAGAATCGCAATTAGCCGCGTTAAAACTTGGACCCCGAGCAAGATGGCAACCGACCATATATTAAGCGGCGCCGATAAAGTAAGCGCCGCCCTTGAGGCAATCGCCCGCAAAATGGGCGCGGGAAACGTTACCGTTGGATTTATGGCCGGGGCGACTTACCCGGACGGTACGCCGGTCGCTGCCGTAGCGTTCTGGAATGAGTTTGGGCGACCGTCAGAGGGGCAACCCCCGCGCCCGTTCTTCCGCCAAATGATAGCCGCAGAATCGCCGGGCTGGGCGGGCAAAATGGCGAAGCTTGCCAAAGCCACAAATTACGACGGCGACCGGGTTCTTGCACTCATGGGCGAGGATATAAAGGGCGCCTTGCAAGAATCCATAACGAATTTTTCATCGCCCGGATTGGCCGCGAGTACAATAGCGGCAAAGGGTTTTGCCAAACCCTTAATTGACACTTCAAACATGCTGAATTCAATTGACTATGAGGTCGAATCGTGAAATTTATTGTTAATGGTCGCGAACATGAATGGACAAACCCGTCGAAGCGTATCGGGTACGGCTTTTTATGTCGCATGGCCGGGCGCTATCCCGAACACCGCCCGACGGTAACGTATCGCATGCCGAACGGTATTGCGAACGAAGTTTTCCCCGAACAGTTTGCCCCGATAGCGGAAGGCATAATTTTTAACGTTGCGCATACCGGGAACGCTTGAAATGGACCTTCGCGGAATTGCTAACGGCATATCCAGCACGATAAATCCGAACGTGCCGGTTATCGTCAAGCGTTCGACGGGTTACACAATCGGCACCGGGCAAAAGCAAATCCCGAGTTACGCGACGGCCATACCCGGCTTTGGACAAATTCAAGCCCTTGATGCTAACGACGTAAAACAGCTTGACGGCCTGAATATTCAGGGCGTATGCAAGGCGCTCTATTTGCGCGGCGTACTCGCTGGCGTTATTCGCCCGGATAGCAAGGGCGGCGATATTGTGACAATCGCGGGCGCCGATTGGCTAGTCGTCAAGGTGCTTGAGGGTTGGCCTACTTGGACAAAATGCGCAATCGTTTTACAAGGGGGCGCATAAATGTATTCGTCTAGCATAACCGTTGACCAAGTTATTGACGCCCTCGCGGCGTTCCTTACTCCGTTTGTCGGAACGTCTGAGATTATCCGGGCACAAGTTAATCGCGTGCCCATGCCGAAAACCGCTTGCGTCGTCTTAACGGAACTGTTGCAAGTCGATTTGACGATGCCCGACACAAGCTATGATCCGACCAACGACGCGGCGCTTATCGCCGGGGAAAAGCGGATTGACGTTCAAATTGATTTTTACGGCGAGCAAGCAAGCGAGTATTGCGCCGTTATCAAACAAACGTTTCGTTCGGCTTGGGGCTTCGATCACTTCCCGGTAAACTGCCGCCCGCTTTACACGTCTGACGGCATTCAAGCCCCTATGATTACGGGCGAACAGCAATGGCAGGCTAGGTGGACGTTGACTGTCAGTTTGCAATATAATCCTATCGTTACCGTTCCTCAAGACTTTGCCGGGGCTTTGGCGCCGAACACTGTTTTGAATGCCGACGCGTAATATGCGGATTCCACTATTTTTTAACGAGGTGAACAAATGACCATTCCGGCCAGCGATATTGTCACAGTAAACCCCGGCGTCGTCGGTTCTGGCGGTAATCCGCTGGCATTGAATGGCGTCATTCTCAGCAAAAATTCTTATTTGCCTGTTGGCGCCGTGCAGTCTTTCGCAAGTGCTGATTCGGTCAATTCGTTTTTCGGTCCATCTTCGACCGAATACGCCCTTGCTCAAAATTACTTTTCAGGCTTCGACAACAGCACGGTTAAGCCGGGCGCGTTGCTGTTTGCCCCGTTTGTCGATACCGCACGGGCCGCATGGTTGCAATCCGGGTCGCTCGCGGGCATGAGCCTCGCCCAGTTGCAGGCCGTGACCGCCGGCATTATGACGGTAACAATGAACGGCGTTTTGAAGACTTCCACGTCGATTAACTTGTCGGGTGCGGCAAGCTTCGCCGCCGCCGCTACGTCTATCGCCGCCGCCTTCACTACTGGCCCAACGGTCACATGGGACGCCGTGCGTTCGACGTTTATTATGACATCAAGCACAACCGGCGCCGCTTCAACAATGACCGTCGCAGGCGGGGCAATTGCCGACGCCTTGAAACTGAGCGCAACGACCGGGGCAATTCTTTCGCAAGGTTCTGACGTTCAAACCCCAGCTATCGCAATGGATAAGGTCAAATCTATTACCCAAAACTGGGCAACGTTTATGACCGTTTGGGAACCGCTCATTGCTGACAAAACGCTATTTGCGGTTTGGTGCAACGCGCAAAATCAACGCTTCGCGTATATCTGTTGGGATTCGGACGCGCAGGCGATTGTCAACGGTTCAACGACCAATTTTGGCTATATCGCAAAAGGTCTTATGTATGACGGTATCGTATGCGTTTCAGGCGATACGGCGGCGGCGGTTGCGCAGGGTACAACCCTCGCGGCGTTGCTTCCGAAGCTTGCCGCGTTCGCGCTTGGTTCCGTCGCGTCGATTGATTTCAGCCGTACCAACGGACGCATTACGACGGCATTCAAGTCGCAAAGCGGTTTCATTCCGACCGTGCTTGACCAGCAAGTCGCCGCGAATTTGCTCGCCAACGGGTACAGTTTTTACGGCGCCTATGCGACAGCCAACGACCAATTCAACTTTTTCTATAACGGCCAAATGACCGGAAAATGGAAATGGCTGGACACCTATGTCAATCAAATCAAATTGAATTCGCAATTTCAATTGGCCTTGCTTTCCCTGCTTACCGCCGTGCCGTCGATTCCGTACAACGACGCCGGCTATGCGCTGATCCGGGCCGCGATGATTGACCCCATTTCGCAGGGGTTGAATTTCGGCAGTATTCGCACGGGCATAACGCTATCAGCGTCGCAGAAAGCACAAGTCAATAGCGCCGCCGGGGCGCCGATTGCCGACTTGATCCAACAAGCCGGGTACTACCTGCAAATCTTGGACCCCGGCGCACAAGTGCGTGGCAATCGCGGGACGCCTGTAATTAACTTCTGGTACACCGACGGCGGCGCGGTCCAAAAGATCAACGTCGCCAGCATAGATATTCTTTAAGCGTAAAATGCTCATTCTCTGCACTCGATGCAAGCTGGAAAAGTCGCCCGAAAAGTTCAGTATTTGTCGGTCGTCAAAAAACGGTTTGCATTCGTGGTGCAAAGAGTGCGCAAAACAAGCCCGTAAGGAATGGAGCGCTAAAAACGCAGACCGCCAGAAAGCATCGTTTGCGGAATATTATCGAAACCATAAGGAAAGTATGGATTCGGCAAGTAAAGCTTGGGTATTGCAGAATACCGAACGCCGCCGAGAAATTGCCAGAAAATATGCCGCCGCCAATCCTGAACGAGCCAAACGTAACGGGGAGGCGTGGCGAAAAACTAACGTTACGCTAATGCGTCAACGTTACTCCCAGCGGCGAGCGTTGAAAATTCAGAATATGCCCGGCTGGGCCAACTCTGATAAAATTGCCGAGCAATATAAACTTGCTGAAAAGTTAAGTGTTTTAACGGGAATCCCGCATGAAGTTGACCACGCGGTTCCATTAAAATCCAAGTTGGTATGCGGGTTGCATTGTGAGGCAAATTTACAAGTTTTGCCACGATCCCAAAACCGTTCTAAATCAAATCGGCATTGGCCCGACATGCCAAATTAAGGAGCAATAAAATGACTGATACTTCAATCACAAGCGCGAACAGCGTTTTAACTTTGGTCGTCGGCGGGCTGTTTCCCGCCCCGGTACAAATGAAGGGTTACGCCAGCGACAAAGCGTTCGTTACCGAGGCGCTGGAATTGGCCGAAGTCAACATGGGCGTCGACGGTCGCATGACCGCCGGTTTTACGCCTAACCCGGTCAAGCAGACCATCACATTGCAAGCGGATAGCCCGAGCAAAGCATTTTTCGCGGCGATCATTGCGGCAATGAAAACGAGCCGTGAAATTTTCTGGTTGTCGGGCGACTTGACGTTACCCGCAACCGGCGAAAGTTTCTCATTGACCCGAGGCATTTTGAGCGCCGGCAAGCAAATCCCCGACGCGCAAAAAGTCTTGCAGGCAATGGATTTCGTTATCACTTGGGAAAGCGTTAACGCCTCGTTGCTGTAACGCGTTTGGCGCGGGCCAATACACCCCCGGCTAGCCCTCTCCCTAGCCCCGGCCCGCGCCCCCTATTGGAGAGGAACACTGGAGAGTGAACAATGGCACGCAAAATCGCAACATATACCGTTTCCGACGAAGGTCGGGACAAGGGTAAAGTTTTTATTCTGACGGAAATGCCGGCGAGTCAAGCCGAATCATGGGCCATGCGGGCGCTTCTGGCGCTCATGAATGGCAACGTGGAGTTGCCGCCGGGGTTTGAGTCAATGGGCATGGCAGGAATGGCAGAAATGGGTATTCGTGCGCTTGCCGGGCTATCGTGGCACGTTGCTGGCCCCCTGCTTGATGAAATGTGGCAATGTGTCCAAATTCAACCAGACCCGGCGAACGCCAAGATTATTCGGGCGCTGATTGAGGAAGACATTGAAGAAATTAAAACCCGCGTTATGATCCGGGCGGAAATTTGGAAGTTGCACACGGATTTTTTAAAGGGCGTCGCCCGCTTCGCCTTCGCAAACAAGCAGGCGGCGGAAAGCCAAAGCGATTCGCAGAGTACGTGAACGTATCGCCAGTTTTGGCAACGTTGATTTCAAAGCGAATGGCAACGTTGCACGAACTGGATACTGTTTATGGTACGCAAGACGTTTACGACATGCTGGAAGTTGTGACCGTTGACGACTACAATAGCGCAATAGCGAACCGGGAATAATTCACATGGCAACCATTATCGACAGCCTGCTTGTAAAACTTGGCATAGATTCGTCAGGTTTTGAGGCCGGCAAAAAGAAAGTTGATAAAGGTCTTGCCGACACCGGGGGCATTGCCGACAAAACCGGCGCCAAACTAAAGAAAAGCGGCAAGGACGGGGCCGACGGCTTTAACGCCGTCGCTTCCAGTGCTGTTAAATTTCTTGCCGTACTTGGTGGAACGGCGGCAATAAAACAATTCGTTTCGCATATGATTGAATCTAATGCGGCGCTTGATCGTTTCAGTCAAAACCTGCAACGCGGCGTAAGCGATGTTTCGGCATGGTCCAACGCCGCCGAACTTGCCGGGGGAACTGCCGAAGGTTTGCAGGGTTCAATGGATATGTTGAGCAAGTCGCAAACCGAGTTGCAGCTAACCGGGCAATCGGGTTTGATACCTTACTTCGCCGCCCTTGGTATTTCAATGGCCGATTTGCAAGGCAAAGCCCGCCCGGTTGACGACATTCTGCTTGATCTATCCGACCGCTT